AGACAGAAGGAACGATACCAGATGTCTTAGGTTGCCAGTATGCGTTCAGAGCATAACCATTAGAGGTCTGGTTAGCAGCAAGAATGCCACCATTACCAGCAACACCGTTGTAGTTACGAACACGAGTTCCTGCAGTACCATAACGATAACCGAAGGCAGCACCATACTGAGGAGCACGATAACCGACCTGTGCCAGAGCATTCAGACCACCTTGTTCGTTGAACACACCAGTGGTAGAACTATCACCACTTTGAGCAACATAGTTCAGACCAGCAACGAATCCACCCTTCTTACCAGGTTGGACATACTGAGCACCAAAACCAGCACCAGTTGCCTTGTTATAAACACCAGGAGCACCAGCGTTAGCAAAGAAGTCCAGAATTTCCGAACGATAAACGGAAGGAATCCAGGTCATCTCGGTGTTACGAACCAGAGGACCAGCGGTGAGAGTCACACCCTTTGCCAGAGCAGGGAAACTATAGTACAGACGGTCAAGTTGCACTTGGTTTGCAAGAGATTCTGCCTTGTCCAATTTGAACAGAGAAGAAGAGGAACCAAAGGGTTGACTGGAGAAGTTACCAGAACGCAGACGGGTCTTGAGTAGATCCTTACCAGTGAAGGAAGTATCAAAACTCAGACGAGCATCATAGTTAAATGCTGCATTACCAACGTTGGTATTGTTAGCAAGACGAGCACCAGCAACACTACCCAGAACAAAGTTTACTTCACCTTTGAGTTTGGTAGTAGTGGAGAACTGAGTTGCTTGAAGCGCACCTACTTTAGTTTCCAGAGAAGCAACACGACCACGAATCACAGTGAGTTCATCACTAAACTCATTAGCAAGACGCTGAAGTTCATCAGTAACTTCGGTCACACGGTCAAGACAAGCATTCAGAAGGGCTGCTGCTTCATAACGGGTCATGGCACGACCACCACCAAAGGTGCCGTTGGGATAACCAGCAACGCAACCATAACGTTCTACAAGGTTGCTGAGTGCCTGATATGCCCAGTCAGTGGGTTTCACATCGGACAGTTGATTAATACTTGTAACCTGCTCAGAGGAAGTATATTGGTTGACTGCTGCCATGTTAAGGTCTGCGGCATTCGCAGCAACAGGAGCAACCATTCCCAGAGCAACAGGTGCAAGCATCAGTTGTTTGAGTTTCATAAAAGTTTTTGTTTTTGTGCTAAACGACAAATGTAGTTTTAGATAAAACCTCAGTATTTAGAGGTACTTAATCAAATCTTAAAAGACTATTAAGTTAACGGTATCATAACATAACCGTATCAGTTGTGTCAATTAAGAGACGGTTAATAATTTTCTCCTAAGTCTATTTGCACACTTGGAAGCATGGTAATAATTTTCCCCGTGTACTCAGGTCTCAATGATTGAATAATATAATCTTTGAAATTATGAGCTAATACAATTAGATTTTCTGGTTGTTCTTTATAAAGTCTATCTCTTGTCACTACCTCAAATCCAGTTCCAGGTACAAACATGCCCTGCTTGTTCTTTGTGTCATCTACCACATAAGCATCGGGAAAGTTCTTAGTACTAATACCAAGAGCGTTTAGATAAACACATCCCTTTGCTGCTGCTCCAAAGAATGCTGTACGACCAGGAAGATTTTCTATCCAGTTTTTATCTTTTAAAATCTTAAGATGCATACGACTCGCAGCATCAAAGAAATTAAACTTCTTTTCTGCTTTTAGATATTCATCTGCAGCACCAGTTGGATTGGAATGTTTCTTATGAGCAATCCAAAGACGCAAAGTACCACCATGAATGGTTTGTTCTTCTGTATTGATAATTCTCAATCCATACTTATCAAACAATTTAACTAGTGGAGTTACTAACCAATAGTAATAATGTTCGTGATAAAACTGATCAAATTGTAATGTTTCAAAAGTTCTTAATGTATATGGAAACTCAAGAATCCATACACCTGTATCCGCAAGATGCTTTTGAACGGCTGAAAGAAATTTTTCTACTCCTGGAGTGTGCTGAAATACATTTGTAGAAGTAATAATATCTGCTTTAGGAAGTTCTAACTCTTCATTAAAGTAATCATTAACATACTCAATACCTGCTTCCAAATTTTCTTCACGGAAAGAGGCAGATGCATCTACATTAATCAACCGCAATGGGTCGGTGGATTGAGACCGAAACGCTTTCAGTAGCGTACCATCATTACCACCAACATCAATGATAGTGTTGTGCTTTAAATGCTTAATACTATGCCACATCTTTTGGCAATGATAAACATATGGTTTATTTACAGCAGAATGGTACAAATATTTCATGTACAACTCTTCTGAAGGAATTGCCAAATCCAATTGAATCTTAAGATTTTCATCAATAACAGAACTCATTGGATATTGAGTTGCATCTAACGATTCTTGTTTTGTTTCAAACAAGTTATTTACCAATGGTTGAGTTCCAAGGTCAAGTAAAGTTTTATTCATCTATTGTTGATTGAAACTATTTTCTGTAATTCTTCCCAGATATGGATCATAATTCATGTAATCTGTAATGTCAATCTTAGCTCCATTTTGAGACCAAAAATTAGTCAATGCTTCATAATTTCCTTTGTGGTAAGCATCAACATGATCTGGATGTATTGATGAACCAAGTTCTGTTCTATAAAGTAAAAGAGGAATTGAAAAGGTATTTCCCGAATTATAAATCAAATCATCAGCAACAGCACGGGGTTTGCAACCATTGTCAAGTTTATATTTGTCACCACGAACATGAAACTTAATCAGTTTTTCCGCATGATGTCTAGTAATCAAATAACATGCTGTTGAAAAGTCATTCACAAATCTTTTGTGAAGTTTTACATGGATATCTCCTGTGCAAATAATTGCAATCTGAACCACATCCCAATCATATGGAATGTGTGCATAGAAATCATCCCAGGTAAAGTTCCAAAATCTAACCAAATCTAGATTACAATCATCCTCCATAAAGATAGCATAAGGACTATCAGAGGTTTCATACCAGTGCTTGATTGCTTTTAGGTGAGACGTGGTACAACCTATCTCTCCAGATGACATATTCTCTGGATACTTTCCAGAAATAATATCACTCAAATCATCTACTCGACCATCATATGCAGAAATACGTTCATAGTTTTTTATTTCCCAATATTCAAATTGAGATTTCATGTAATTCCATCTTTCTGGTTGACCATCTAGATTCACACAGTAAATTGGGCCAATATTTTTAAGTTTATAAGCAGACTTATTTTTATCTAATAGTTCGTTCATAAATCAATCCAAAATACTTCTTCACAAGGAATACCAAAAATAATTCTATCATCACATTGAGACCTTACATAATCTTCAACAACATAAACTTTATATCCTTGATCTAGTAAATCTAAACATAAACGATATTGTTGACTTTCAGTAAGAATATCCGTACCCTCTTTATAAGAAATATAATGAAAACAGAATGGAAGATTTCTTTCATTCTTTTTGGTAAAGTATTCTGTCAGGAATCTTGCATGTTCATTATTAAAATCATCCGTTGTCATTCCAAGATTATATTCCAATCCAAGTTTCTTTGCATATGCAGCAAAAGAACGATTGTCTCTTGGTAAGCACGGGCCACCAAATCCATATCCATACTTCAAATACTTGTTTCCAACCCTAGTGTCAGCACCAATTGCCTCTAATACTGTTTTAATTTCAGTCTCTAAACCAGCAAGAGTCATTACTTCTCCAACCATATTTGCATAACTAATTTTTGTGGTTAGGAAACAATTCACTGCCAACTTCACAAGCTCAGCAGCAGTTGTACTCATCGTATAAACTTTAGGTTCAGTGATTTGTATCTTGCTATAGATTTCTTTAATGACCTCTAGGTGTTGACCCTCACCACCAATCAGAACCATATCAGCATACTGAAGGTCTTTAATAATTGAACCCTGTGCAATAAACTCTGGATTGTAATACACATCAATACCATATGCATTCAGTTGTGTTTGGAACATCTCACAATCACCAGGATTAGTGGTGCAACCAACTATAAAACTTTTTCCATTTAGGGGAAATTCGCAAGACTGAATATCATCAATTACTTTCCATACTGCACTTATATCATAACTTCCATCAGGCAATGAGGGTGTTGCTACAAGCGTGTAAATAATGTCACATTGTTTGATGACTTCTACATTACTCAGAACTGCATTAAAGTTCTTAGCATCATCAAGCATCTCCGCAACTTGTGGTTCATTCGTGTTGATGATGCGATTATTCAGTCCAATCACATAATCATCTCTACAATCAGAAACAATTACTTCATATCCTGCCTTTTCCAACAGAAGAGCAAAGCAGATGCCAAGTCTTCCTGCGCCGATAAGTCCAATCTTCATTTTAACTTTGCTGTAATCAGTAAGTGCCAACCAAGGTTTTTCTCAAGAGCCCTAAACATTTCGGGAGGCATTGAATCAAACCATGGTTGTTTGACATATTCTCCTTTCTTGTAAGGTTCTATTTGATAAGGAAAGATATGGTCTTGTTCTATGGAAAGAACTTCATATCCATCTAACAATTCTACCACATCTTGTTTAGTGTATGTATTTGCAATCGGACAACCATACTGTGCTTCTGGTTGATCCAGTCCTGCCTCAATCATATAGTTCTTCCAAGAATCTTTTGCATAAAGCATAATCTTAAGAACACTGTTCTCATTCATATACTTTTTTGCTTCAGAAACAATCTTTTCTGGATGTGGACTATGATGAATCACTCCAAAAGAGTAAATCAAATCATAAGTTTCTACAGGAACAAACGACGAAAGTTCCTCTGCATTGCCGAGATAGAACTGTCCTGGTTGATTATAAAGACTGAATCTCTGTCTAGCAATTTCAAGACTTTCTTCAGACAGTTCTACTCCGGTATAATCTGCACCATTAAATGGAAAGTTAATTCCAACCGTACCAAGACCACAACCAATCTCCAGAACTTTCTTACCTTCCCATTGAGGGAATCTAGTGAACATCAGAATATGATTTTCAACAAAGAACTTTTTCTTCGTGACTTCATTGAAATATTCTAATGTACCAACTTCTTTAGAGGAATGACGAATGTTACAAGGACGGTCATTCCAGAACTTTTTTACTTCATCAATCGTTGCTGTCATAGTTTAAATGTAGGAATAGGATTCATCTTGTGTGCATTTTGTTTATTAAACTTTTTGAGAATATCAACTGCAGGCCCAGTTCCATTCTCCATTGCCTCTTCAAGTTCAACATAGGAAGCACCGATTTGATTTTCATCAGTTCTTCCATCTTCCCAGAGACCATCTGTAGGTTGTGCATCAATAATACGTTGATCTACACCAAGATGCTTTCCAAGTTCCCATACTTCAGTTTTATAGAGGTCTGCGATAGGAGCAATGTCAACTCCACCGTCACCATATTTAGTATAGAATCCAACACCATAATCTTCAACTTTGTTTCCAGTGCCCACTACAATACCACCCACAGTTCCAGCAACTTGATACAAAGTTACCATACGAATACGTGATTTTGTATTTGCATTGGCAAGAGGATTACTTGTATATTCATTGCTATCAGTCCACCAATTCAGACTATGGACAAACTTCTCATACACACCAGAAAGTTCGACACGAATTCTAGTAACATTGGAATATTTTACTTCCAATGCTTTAGTATAATCGTCGGAAAGTCGGTCATTATCAAGGCTTGAAAGCAAAGGCATTGAGAGTACATACGTCGGTAGTCCAGTCTCAGCACATAGAGTAGAAACTACGCCAGAATCAATACCACCAGACACACCAACAACAAGTGCTTTAATGTTGTTATCAGAAACATAATCCTGAATCCACGATACAATCCGCGTCTTCAGTTCTTCATAGTTAGAAACTCGATTCATAATACAATCCAATCAGGACAATAAAGGTCTTTTGTATCTTTGTCCGCATACGCTGGCCCAAACCACATACGAGGAGCAATCACTTTTTTGTTGGGATTAGCAATGAGCCATGCACCCCACCAACTCATGGAACTATTAGCAATAATAGCATGAGAACACAAAGACATCAAGCACAAATCTGCATAGGGTGTAAAAGAACCATCTGCATATTTTTGTTGGGGTTCAGAAATTAAAAATCTATCACCAGAGAAAAACTCTTGTTCCTTGACCCAATCTACAGAATCAGAAAACACAATCACAGGTTGGTCGTCATCAAACTCTGCAAGTGCTTTTTCGTAATACTCAATTGGTTGTACAGGGTGTTGGTCTCCACATTGAGTATAAGACCACTTAAATCCACGGGGGTCTGTAAGATTGGGGTCTCCACGACGAACATGAAGCATGATAGGTTCCCCTTCAACGGAATCTATCATCCCTTTACATGGCCCTAAATGTTCGTCATGAAAAGTAAAGTCTTTACGAATCTCATCGGAAATGTGTTGAAAGTATTTTTCCGATTGAAAAAATCCATAAAGACTTACGTTATCAGGACAGTTCTCAAACAGTTCTTCAGAAAAATGAAAGTGAGGTTCCTGAACATATTGAAATTCCTCAATCACATTCTCATTCCTTTCTGGTGAAAGTTTAAAGCATTCATGAAGACTATAGTTTTCAATTCCTTTTCGTTCTGATGGAGGAATGCACCAGTCATATCCATGTTTAGCAGCAATACCACGGAGGGCTGCATACTCAAACATTTGATTACCAAGTCTTCCCAGACTTCCCAAATGATTAAATGCTAACATATTTCTTAAGATAGTCTTGTTGTGAATAATATTGTTTAAGTTGTTCTTTGTTCATCAATTGAATCCTTTCCCACTCTTGCATATTAAATGTCATGTGAGGATTGCTAAACCAAGAGTTTTCTCCTCTTGAGTGTTCTAAATGATAAACATAATCATTAATTCGTCCTACATTATAATCCAAAGTTGTGAATCTGTAAAACCTTTCTTTATCTTCTGGCGCATATGCTTTAAAATTTTCATTCTCCATGCCACCATCAATATAAACTTGGCGATTAAAAAATTGAACCCAACCAAAATCAGATGTGTGAAGATTAGAATGTCTGTTCAGTATCTCATAGTTTCTAGTTTGTAAGAAATCAGAAACAATCTCATCTGTTGCTCTGACTTGATATTGATACATCCCCTGACCATATGGATAGATTACATCATGAGTATGATGAAGGATGGATTGATATGCTTCATGATATGAGTCTAGTGGCAGCAAAACATCGCAGTCATAATTCACAACGATTTCTGTCTTTGCCTCTACAATCATTTCATTCAGAACTTTCTGACGATGAAAGAGTGATTCATTACTCTTTTCAAAAATGTGAAAGATGCGAGTATTAACATCATAAAACTCTTTTAGCACAGGAACAACATCTCTAATAAAAATAGATTCAGAATCTACTTCTTTGATAATGATTTTTGTATCAAAGTTGTCTATTAAAAATGCAGTGGTTGTAATAACATTACGCAACCTATCTTGAGATTCAATACGAATCGGAATGATAAATGTTGCTTCTGATAAATCAATTTTCATCTGGATACCTCTTCTGATTAATAAAGAAGTCTTTATGCTTTACTACCAAGTAATTTATTTCTTTACTATCAACCATCCAAGACCCTTCTGGATGCTCAATCATAGCATCATATTGCATTGTGCTACTCGTTCGATCTTCATGTTCTCGATTAGCAATCAAAATGTCTGGGATAATATGAGGCATTCCATACTCAAATCTCATACGATGATAGAATTCAGTATCAACTAAGAGTTTAAGATTAGTGTCCAAATATATTTTTGCATCATTTAAAATAGCAACACAAGATGGACTACCAAGCAAATTACGTCCTTCTAACATCATATCACACCACCGTGGCACACAATCACGATGAGTTTCAACACCATCTGTGGTATGAGTGAATCCATGAAATAACCACTTACAATTTGTCTCATCAAATCCTTGCTTGATTTTTTCAAGGGATTTGTTATGAACAAATAAGTCATCTTGCATAATCAACTTCAGAATTCTACCCTCAGCATTTTCCATCACACAATTGATATTAGATGCTTGGAATCCACGGTCATTTGGATTCTTCATGTAGGTAATATCAAATTCTTTGCTACTCTCTTCACAAAAATCTTGAATGACGTTATCTACACTGTGATCAGATACAACAATCTCAAAGTCTTGGAATGTTTGTTTCCGCAATCCATCAAAAATATCAGTGAGATATTTTACACCTTGTCCTTTGAATTCATAAGTGGGAATACAAACTGAAATTTCAGGCATCAATTCTCTCCCAACGTTCAGGAACCAAATCTTTATCATCCAACCCTGCATCTGGCCCAAACCAATTCGTCGGAGCAATAACATGTTCAGAACCAGACAACCATGCACCCCACCAACTAAATGAACTGTTCACAATAATCTGATGAGAACACATTGACATTAGACACATATCATGAATGTTGTCGCTAGAATCAGAGACAAGGAACCTATCGTCAGAAAAGAACTCCTCACTCTTTACCCAATCAGGTTCATCAGAAAAAACAATCACAGGAAGTTCTGGAAACTTTGCCAGTGCCTTTTCATAATAACTATTAGGTTGAACTGGATGGTACTTTGACTTCACAACTTGGTCTGTGCGACGAACGTGCAGTGAGATTGCTTTTCCATCAGGAACAATCTGGTCAAAGATTTCTTTACATGTATTCCAAACATCATCTCTCCACACAAAATCATCACGAATCTCTTGTGCAATATGAGCGAAGTATTTTTCTGACTGGAAGTATCCATAAAGATTGCGATTGTCTTCACAGTTATTGAATAGTTCCTCATCAAAAGTAAAACTTGCTTCCTGAACGTATGGTGCAGGAAACAGATTCACTTCTTTAACAGATGGCAACTTAAATGCCATGAAGAGTTTATGTTGATTCTCTTCATCATGAAACTCATCATCATTCTCTGGTCCAGGAGGAATACAGAAATCAAATCCACGGTTTGCTGCAATACCTCTAGTTGCAGCATACTGGAACATTTGATTACCGAAACGTCCATTTTTACCTAGGTGATTGTGTCCTATCATGTTCTCACTTTAAATCAAATTCAACAAATCCTGTCCCACAAGTTCCATATGGAGAACTTGGACAATTAACCCCATGACCAATATTCGTTAAATCCATTTTGATATCATCATCAAAACAATTCCAAAATTGCTCCATTGGTTCATTTATGTGAATATCATCTAAAAGTAAAAGTCCAGACCAATCTTTTTCAATCAAAAATTTCATGAACTCTGTCTCTTGAGAACCTGTATGATCTGTATCAATTATTATCATTTTAACTTTATCCCACTCAATGGAATCATCTTCCATAAAGTTCATAATTTTAAATTGAATATTTTCTTTTTTAGGTGTAGTTGCGTCCACTCTTTGAATATGATCATTAACGTCATAACTTATGACTTGATTTTTCGAATTAAAAGATGCTGCTATAGCTGAACTGCCAAATAGGGTTCCAATATCCAAAATGATGCCATCGTCAAAAGTAGAAGACATGTAAGCATAAAGTCTATATGGAACATTTCCAGCAGGACTGTAGCAAGAGTCAGTTATAACGTCTTCAGGTATGTTAGATTCCTCAAGTATTGGAAGCATATAACTCATATCTAAATCTTCAAGTTGTGATAATTCTGGAATAATAGTTTTCATAGTTGAGTTCCCTCTGGAAGAAAATAATGAAACCCAAATGGTTTAATTCCTTGAGTTTCTGGAAGTGGTCGTTCATGGGAGAATCTTGCTGCAACCTCAATCGGTGCAATCTTGCATCCAAGTGCCTCATAGATATGGCGATTATGAACGCAAATATTACCATCTTCTGAAGTAAATCCTACATTCATATGCTTATAGAAGTCCCCCCAGTTTACATCAAAATGAATGTATGCGTGTTTAGGAACATCTAATAGTTTCTTGCTACGGAAAGAGAATCCACCATTACCAACACGATGAGGTTTTCCCCAAGGGTCTAGGTAAGCGTCTTTTGCAAGAGCCCAAGGTGCTCCAATATAATCATAGTTAAACCAATCATTGTCCCACTTCTCTGGATTGATTACAAAACCATCTGGTTGTACTAACAAACAATAGTCCGTATCAATATGATTGGTCAAATTATAGAGACAGTAATAGTTGTAATCATGTATGGATTTAATCTCATAACACTCTGAAAACTCAATACCTTTTGGAAGATTGCCAGGGTCTTTATGTGTGATAAGTTTAACTGCACCAAACTTAATGCTCCTCATGCTATGCTTCAGAGCAAAAAGAGCACCCTCTACGTTGTTTGATGAGATGCAGAATAATGTTACATTAGGTAGTTCAATCATAAATCACCTTCATAGATGTTGGATGTTACTTTGTATTCTTCCCATTCTACCCTACATTCATCGGGTTTGAAAAGTTTTCCTTGCCTATCCATATAGTGCGTTGGATAACTATATATGCTACAACCAAGAGACCACCAACCTTGTGAGCGATTAAAGTCAAACCAATACTTAGGGGCAATACAATATTCTAAAGTTTCACTTAACCATAGAGGCCAGCAAGCAAATGTTGATGCACCACAAATCACATATTTTGCATTTTTAAGTGCAACAAAATCCCAGGCAACACTTTCATGATAAGCAGGATACTCTGGAAGAACTTGATTTGCAGTTCTCACATCTTCAGTAACAATTGCAAACTCCATTTTTGGATTACACTCAAGCATTGCTTTGATTGCATTGTCATAATATGATCTAGGAAGCCAACATCCTGGATTACCAATCATATCCGTTCCACGAAAGTTGATGATGCAAATATTATTTCCATAAGTATCCATATGTTCATACTCTGGTTTTATTCGCAACCAATCCTTCACCAAATCAAGTTTATCATAAAAATAATCTTCAGATTGAAATATACCATCAATTTTTGTATTATCTTTAATCTTAAATAAATTTTTATCAGTCAATCGAATATCAGTTTTTAATCGAGGATCGGTATGTAGTCCATGTCGATATTCTACATAATAGTTGTCAATACCATTTGGCAGTTCTGTAGGAGGGCCACCAGGAGAACTAGAACCTCCAATTACCTCACGTCCCAAGTCTAGATTCATAAAGTAGACACCTTCAACATTAAAGCGTGGGTCACCTAAATTTTCTCTACCAGAGATACCAAACTCATAACCAAGATTATATGCAAGCATTCTGGTTGTTACATAAGCAAAAAGTTGATTACCAAAGCCTTGCCCATGATAAAGCTCAGTAATAATCATTCCAGTAATACCTTCATAGTATCAGAAACTTCAAAATTACAAGACCACATAGTATGCATAAATCTCTCTACTAGATGTGTTTCTCCCGATAAAGTATGATGTTCAACCATCTTTTTTATATTTTGATAGAATACTTTATCATACTTTAAAATATTTGCTTTAGGAACAATATAATTACCACCTGGAGCAAACCTAACGTACTTAGGATGAATTGGATTTTTAAAACAAAATGATACGAATTCGTTGTATGATTTAAAATATTTTGTGGGATGATTAGGATGATTTAAGTACCAACTATCATTATACTCCATCCAACCACCATCAGGAGAAAACATAGCATATCCGTTTTGGAGTGCTAGTTGATTTTGGTCATGATATTGCCAATCTTCAATTGCAGTAAAACATACATTATCAATTATTTTCTCAAAATATTCTTTACGAACATGTCTAGGAACAACATTACCTTTTATCAATATCAAGACATCTGGAAGACAATCATAATGATCTAAGATATATTTACAAAAACTTGTGATACTATATCCAAGATTTTCTAACCTTTCAATCGTTGCCTTATCTTTATATTCTTCAAGAGTTTGTTCTCCTTTATTGTATATAAAGGTATTTTCTTTATTAAAATTTTTTCTTTTATCTATTAATTTAAATAACCATTCCAAATCATTATTATGACAATTAATTACTAAACTTTTGGTTATCATTTTTTGATTCCCCAAAAGTATAAATCACAATGATTCAATTCAATACTAAACTCATATTGAGAAAATAGTTCATCAACATTAACACATTCTCGGATATCTTCTTCTGTTAAGTTTTTATAATATTCATTATCCCAGTTTTCACGCAAAACATTCGGCATAGTTTTCCAATCCTCATGTTTCGTTTTGCAATAATTTTCAAGAGATTTAACTCCATGAACTGGTCTTCCAGTAGTAGCACATGTGAACAAGAACAATCCACCAGATTTTAAAATCCTAATCGCGTTCTGAATACTTTCTTTATAAAAAGGATTATGTTCCCAACACTCACATGAAATGATAGTATCATAAGATTCATCAGGAGCATCATAATCTTGTGCTGGACAAACAATATCTACCCCAGGGCCTTCTCCTAAATCTAATCCGAAAAATTCACAATTTTCAAATAAAAATTCTTCATTCCCATTTACATCAAAGGAACCAATGTCTAAAACTTTTTTATTTTTAAAACTGTCTGGAAATTTTTCTTTTACTTGATTACAAAAAATCCACTGCTCTTTATGTGCCATTAATTTATCTCCAGGGCTTTTAGAATAATTTTATCAAAGAAATATGGAAGAGTCAATATTTCTAAGTTCATTGTCTGTGCTTGTTGAAATAGATAATCACTTTTAATTAAAAGTTCTTTAGTAACTTCTTTATATTCATTCACAAACAAAACAGGAAAATCTTTATATAACTCTTCCAAATATGGATGCCTCTTCATGATTGGTACTCTCCTCATATAAAGAACTTCCCAATTACGATGACAATCAATAGCATTTCCTCTTGGACAAATCATAAACTTAGACTGTGACAAATTGTACAGAAATACTGAAAAAGAAACTCGTTGCTCATGAACTTCTGCCCAAGGTTGATTATGGAACAAGTCTTTTACACCAACTCTTTCTTGATGAGAACCTTCATTATGACTTACATATAAAAGACCAGGAGGATTAAGTGGAAGATTTTTCGCAGCAGAAGTAATGTCCTCAATTCTTCTGTCATCAGGTGTCATTCTTCTTTGCAATCCGTATGGTGCAGGAATAACTTTACCACCATAAGAAATGGCATTAACGGCAGAAATACATAAAACATTTTTAGGGATGGCATCAAAGATATAATCATCAATTGGTGTATCTTCCAAATTTGTAAAAATGATAAATTTCATATCTGGAAAGTTCTCACATAGACGAAGTAAATCGTTTCTTGCATGTAGCGAATTTATATAAGGTCTATCTGATTCGCTGACTTCCTTAATATATCTTTTATATAAACGAATATTATCAATAAACAAAGTCATATAACTACGACTTTTTTTTACTTCAAATAACTTAGAAACAAATTCAACGTTCGTAAGATTTGCATCCTTCATGAATGAAGTATAGATATTACCCCATTGACCTGACTGGTCTCCAAAAGAATAGTCGCAAAGTTTAGAAAGTGCTACACCTTCAATCAATTTCATGGTTTAATTAAATTAGTATACTTTTCTTGATTTTGTTGAATATATTCTGGGAATGTGTCATCAATCGGAACAACTTCTAAACGATTTGCGCGTCCCAGTGGGTCAAGTCCCATATCAATTCTCTCTTCCATATTATCAGTATTGGATGAGATATTATTTTCTGTATGTTCGTAGGAAGCAAGTTTAAGACGCACATTATCTGCATCGCCTAGGAAACTAAAGTGCCAACCAGCATTTTCAATTTGATGTGCTTTCCTCCAGTCTGTGCGAAGCCTATCTACAGTTGTGTTCTTCAGGTGCTTAAAGGTGCAGAGACGAGTGCCTTTCCAATTCTCTTGATACAGATAGTTCAGTTTAAAGTAAAATGCACGACACAGAGCAACATAATTATGTGCTGGGTCAAACCAATCCAGGTCTTCAATCACATATGGGTTAATAATTTCATCAGCATCACTTGTCATTACAATGTCATCATCAGATGCACCTGCTTTGACAAGACCATAAGCACTGCACTCACGATTATAAACAGCACGCTGAAAGCGAATAGGCAAATCAATATAGCGTGTTCCACTTTCGTCTGTGCTGCTATAGTCAGTATGGAATGGTTTCTTCACCAAATATGGACTAAAATCATCAGGAATTGTTTCAGTGATGTTATGAATAATCTTATCGTTGAACTTTCCAAAACGGTCCTTGTTCTCTTGATAATACAAGGGTTTCTCATTTCCACTCACGGTGAAAGGAGATTCTGTCAAAACAAAATAATCCACAACATCATTCAGAATGTTGAGACGAAGTTCTAACAAATCTAATTCGTTAAAGAAAATAAATGAATCAAATACTTTCATCGGTCAGTCCTTTAATACGCAGGTGATTGCTTCTTTTGCCAGTCTTCCAACTTGCTTAAATTTAGATACGATTTCAGCATCCACAACTTGGGGGTCTACATACCAATCCTCATACGGATTACCTTCATTAGCAACATTTCTAACAACCAGTTCATAACCACGAGACTGTAAGAATCTCATTGCTTCTTCTTGGCAATCTGGACCCTCACGGTAAATATCAGTTTCATAGGTAATTACAGAAAAACGATAATCATCATGTGGAAGTTGCATCAATGCATTCAATGTTTGTTGTGCTGGTTCAATATCAACTTGCAAGTAATCAATTTGCTTGGGAAAATTATTATCTTCAAAAATTTTCATGTAGTCTGCAGTCGTTGCATCTTCACATAAACAAGAATTTTTACGAAGGCTATTGTAAAAATCCACAGCAGTTTGAATGATTTCAAAAGAAACTCCTCTCCACCCAAATTGAGTCTCAAGCAAATAACTATTGTTGATGACTACAGGATGGTCGCCACCAATCTCCACATAGGTTCCATTCTTCTTACCATTCAACATACTCAAGACAAACATATCTTGGAATGCTTGTGAATAGTTGTTCTCAATATCTTCAGACCCAACAAACTGATGACGCAGTTTGTCAAAGTCACTCTTAAAATATCTACCGCAGTTTGGGAATGTAAAATCGCTCATTAGTTTTTCCAGTAGTCGTAAATGTCCTTGGTTACTTCATATTCCATACTCTTCACTTTTCTATTAGGTTGTTTCATCGCCCATACAAACATACTCCCAATCAATTCATCAAGTTGAGTTTCATCTCTAAAGTCTAACATTGTTTTTGCTTTTGTATGGTCGCAATAAGCATGTTTGACTTCATGGCGTGGTTCTCCGTGTTCGATAGGAACTTCATAACCATACCGTTTAGCAATCATCTGAACTGATTGTGCGACTTGATTTAGAGTAAAGTGTTTATCTGCACCAATATTAAAGATTTCATTATCATAATCCGTAAGCAGTTTATCAAACGGTTCCATATAATAACGAATGTCAGAGAAAGCACGAGTCTGCTCTCCATCACCATACACCAAAATAGGTTGTCCGTTGATTGCTTTACGGATAAAAATACCAATCACATTTCTGTATCGGTCCCAAATGTTTTGATAAATGCCAAGAACATTATGAGGACGGACAATATTATACCGAAGACCAAACTGTTCGTGTGCCAGTTTTAAATCACACTCCACAGCATACTTAGCAATCCCATAAGGGTCAATTGGTTGAGGTCTCTTATCTTCTGTAAATGGAGGTTCTTGCTCTCCATACACAGCCATGCTAGATGTGAAGATAAATTTGGTGTTATGAGTAATACATTCGTTAATCAAGTTTGCAGAGCAGACAAGATTATTTCTATAGTTAAAGTTGCGAATGAATGGAGACAATCCCTCTGCAGCATAAGCAGCAAAGTGAAGTAATATGTCTGGTTTGTGCTCTTCAAACAATTCAACAACTTTCTTTCTCTTCTCCAGATTAAACTTTGCAAAGGTAAAGTTTTCTGCTGTCGGAACAAATGCTTTATATCCTCCAGAAAGGTCATCAATACCAACAACGTGATGACCGTTTTCTAGAAGATGTCGTGTATAATTTGCGCCTAGAAGACCAGCGCATCCAGTTACAAATATTTTCATTCTGGTAATTGATAGTCTAACATTAACTTTCTTTGTGCTACATCATTTTTCCAACTGCAAGGATAGACTGGAATATAATCTTTCAGTTCTACCTCATAGACAGTCACATCTGTATCATATAGCATAGAACAATTTAAATGCTCCGTCAAGTAAGCATTAGATGTAAAAAGATTTTGGATGTTGTGAGAACACAGTGCTGCAGAAACTGCAAACGTTCCTACTCCTGAAGTTGCAAGATTTTTTGCAGCAAGCAGTGTTGCATAATCTTCTACAACAGAAAGCGATTGAAATTTTAGTCTCCCAATCTTTTTTAATTCAGGAACAACAGGATTATTACTATTTGGTTCTGCAACTATTACCACATTCTTAAAATCTTCAATCAGAGCAAGATAGTAAGAGAGTGGATTCTGAACATAGTTATGTGGTTTTTCATACTCTCTTTCGATAATATCACCACCACGAATATGAATCACTAAAGTATCATCATCAAACGGTTCTAGTGTAGGAACCTTGAGATGGGGTCTAATATAATTTTTACATACTCTACGAATATTCGAATAAACATACTCTTTACTGATACCAATCTCATTACCACCCTCTAAAGTTCCATTATCACAATGGACTGTAGGTTCCCAATTATAAAACTTACCTTCAACAAGTTGGCCATCTTCACCAAAATTATAATTAAACTTACCGATAATATCGTGTTCTAGTTTTTGGTCAAAAGTATGTTTACGATTTTCTGCAAGCATTAAACAATTTGCAGTTTGTTGGATATTATTTCCAACTCTTCCAGCCCAATGAGAAACAGAATATCGCATCACTCATACTCCTTTTTCATTTCTTCAAATACTTTTTCAATTCCTTTATCTAAAGGAGTTTTTGGCAACCACCATCCAGTAATGTAGGTGTTTGCCTCATTTCTTTTGTCCATCTGAACGCTATCTTTAGCAACTCCTGGTTTAATTTTTACATCATATCTACCAATACGATTAAACTGCCCCTGAATCATTTCGGCAACAGATTTAATAGAGTCATTATGAAATGATGTAATGTGCAATGGATCAGTTGGTTTAAAGTTGTCATAACATTCCATGACCGTTTCTAACCCTTCACAACAGTCCTCGGCATAAAGAAACTGACGCTCTTCAGTACCATCAGTCATCATTTCAAATTCACCTTCCTCAAATCCCTTACGAATAAAATCAGTAATGACATGAGATTTTTCTTGATCTTTCTCTACACCATAAACATTCCAAAACTTAACAGTCAATCCACCAAGAGTTTGAGTATAAAGTTCTCCAACACGCTTCAAAACACCGTAAGGAGAATGGCTCATATTGCTCATCTGTGATGATGCAAATACAAATGGTTTGCGGTACTCTGCAAGATACTGGAAAACATTTACCATCAGTCTTGCATTATTATTGATGAAGTCATAAGTGTGTTGATACTTCTTGAGATAGCGAGAACCACCAACATCAAACGCAAGAAAGAACACAAAATCACATACTCGTATATCGTGCATTAATTTTGTATTTGGAATTTTGGTAAGGTCTTGTTCCTCACCATTCACAACATCAAATTCCGTAACATCATGTCCTTTGTTACGAAGATACTCTGTCAGATATGCACCAATCTGTCCTTTAGATCCAAGAATAACTATTTTCATATTCAAACAGGATGATACATTACAGTAATTTGAGAATTAATCCAGTCATATGTCTTGCGAATACCCTCCTCAAGAGTTTGAGAATAGTCCCAACCAAGTTTTTTACGAATCAAATCGTTATTAGAGTTACGACCACGAACGCCAAGAGGACCATGAACATGGTTCTTCTCAACTTTTTTATCAGCAACTTTAGCAGCGGTATCTACTAGTTGATTGATTGTCACCATCTCTTCAGAACCAATGTTTACGGGCCCAATAAAATTGGAGTCCATCAAACGACGTGTTGCTTCAATACATTCATCAATGTATAGGAATGAGCGAGTCTGTTTGCCATCACCCCACACTTCAATAGTTCCACCTTCTGAAGGAAGTTCTGCTACCTTACGGCAGATTGCTGCAGGGGCTTTTTCACGACCACCTTGCCAGGTTCCTTCTGGACCGAAAATATTGTGGTAACGAGCAACCCTAACTGGAATACCATAATTGCGATTATAGGCAAAATACAGTCTCTCTGAAAAAAGTTTTTCCCATCCATATTCGGAGTCTGGGTTTGCTGGATACGCGGACTCTTCACGACAGTCGGGATTATTTGGGTCAAGTTGATTATGCTCTGGATACATACATGCTGAACCAGAGTAAAAGATTTTTGTCTTATTAAGTTCTTTAAATTCGTTCAGTTGTCGCTGCGCTTCAAGAACGTTCAAATTAATCTGAACAGAATTATGCATAATATCTGCATCATTCTCACCAGTAAAGACAAATCCTGCACCACCCATATCAGCAGCAAACTGATAGATTTCATCAAAGGTATTAATATACTTTGATGGTACAAAATGGTAAAAATTACCAAGGTGACCTTTGAATTGAATTACTCTTTCAACAAAAGTAATATCTCTCAAATCACCCTGAATAAATTCATGTGCTTCTGTTTCAGAAAACTCTGGACGCTTTAAATCAACACCACGAACCCAATAACCTTCGGAACGTAGTCTTTTTACCATATGACTTCCAATAAAGCCACCAGCACCAAGCACAAGTGCTGTCTTCTTATATTCACTCATAGAAAAGTATTCACTCCTATTATATATTATAGATTAATTACAGATAGATTGCAACCCAGAGTATAGGTCAATTTCCTGTTTAAACCCCAAGTCTCTAAGTTTATCTGCATTTAGAGCAAAGTTTTTTGCCTGAACTAATTGATTGAATCTAGGTGTTTCTATCGACAAAAGTTCACTTTCACTTCCTAGATTTTTTTTACAAAGTTCAATGATATTCCTAAACGGTAATGCAGTTCCGCTTGCAATATTATAAATGGAGTTGAGTTTTCCTTTGTCCATAACCAATTTCAGAGCCCTACAAACATCTTTGACATGCATATAGTCTCTTAAGTCTTCTCCATTATTGTAGAGAGTGATGGGTTCATTATTTCTCATCAACTCAATTAAAAACCCAAGTACGTTTTTCTTCGCAGAAACAGTCTTGTCTTGCCCATAAACATTTGCAATTCTCATGATGCGATATTTCACATCATAAACTTGACAGAACGAAATAATCATTTGTTCTGCTGTCCGTTTAGTGATGGAGTAAAACCCCCTAGGATCGCAGAGTGCATCTTCCTTTGCATACAAAATATCTGGACCATATACAAATCCAGTGCTGACATAATTAAAAACAATGTCTTTGGATTTGCAATGTTCCAGAGTTTCCATTAGCACATTCAGATTTGTTCTGACATCTAATGTCACATCTCCCAAAACATTATAATTGGAAGTTGTACTAATCAAATATAAGATATTATCCGTCTTTGGTTTTCTTTCTTCTCTTGAAATAGCAATGACTTCATCGGAAAACAATTTACAAAATGTTCCGCCGATGAATCCCGTTGCGCCATAAACAGATATTTTATTCATACTTATCACACTCTTTAAATGATGTTCCTTTGGAATCTTTATCCGACAGAATTGGTGATGTCACATTCCAATTAATATTCAAATCATTATCATTCCACATTAAGGTTCGTTCATATTCTGAATAACGATAGTCAGTGACTTTATACAACACTTCTGCCTGATAAGAAACAGCACAGAATCCGTGAGCGAACCCAGGGGGAACCCACAGTTGTCTTGGTCCTGGAGTCAAACGGACACCCATCCATTGACCGTATGTGCTTGAACTTTGACGCAAATCCACAATTACATCATAGATTTCACCAGCAATACACCGCACCAATTTCCCCTGTGGATGTTGAATCTGATAATGCAGACCTCTTACCACATTCTTTGTAGAGATTGAGTGGCAGTCCTGCACGAACTCATAGTTCCCAATAATTTTTTGAATATCACGGAGATTGAAAGACTCTGTGAAAGAACCCCTCTTATCCTCAAAAACTTCAGTTGTGATAATATATGCGTCTTTTAGACTAGTTCCGATTGCGTTCATACCATTCAATTGTTTTGTCAAGTCCATCCTCTAGAGAAAAGCGTGGAGACCACTTCAATTCGTGTCGGATTTTTGTAATGTCCGTGGAATAACGACGGTCGTGTCCTGGACGGTCTTTGACATATTCTATCATATCTTCCGTCATATTCATACGGTCCAGAATCATTCTCACAAGGTCAATGTTTCTGAACTCACATTCTCCACCAATATTATACTTCTGACCGAACTTACCTTTCAACCACACCTCAATCAATGCTTCACAATGGTCCTGAACATACAACCAATCACGAATTTGTTTGCCATCACCATAGATAGGAACTTTCTTACCTGCTAAAAGATTTGTAATGGTTTTAGGAATCATCTTTTCGTGATACTGTCTAGGTCCATAGTTATTGGAACAGTTTGTAATCACTGCAGGTAATCCATAGGTGTTGTGATATGCCATTACAAAATGGTCGCTTGCTGCTTTAGATGCGGAGTATGGATTTCGAGGAGAATAGTTTGATTTCTCTGTAAAGTATCCATCCTCAATTGAACCATAAACTTCATCCGTTGAGATATGAATGAACTTCTGAACTTCATACTTCAGAGATAGATTTAAAAGATTCACTGTCCCATTGATATTCGTCAGGATAAATGGAGAGCAATCCTGAATGGAATTATCTACATGGCTTTCTGCAGCAAAATGAAAAACCGTGGAAGGTTTGTGTTCTTTAAAAACACGCTCACACCCACTCTCATCAGCAATGTCAATCGTATAGAGGAAGACTCTATCTGGAATATTGTGCCAGTCTGCAGCATAAGTCAAACTGTCAATACACACAATGTCTTCTGTGGTGCAGGTGACTAAATGATGAAGAAAATTACTCCCAATAAATCCAGCACCACCCGTAACTATTATGCTCATTTTTGACCGTATTTTTCTAAGAGTTCTGGAGAATATTGTTCTGGCACCTCTATAATTTCTTGTTGTTCCCTTTTTTCTTTTTCAAGTAAGTAAACTCTATTTCTAAGTTCTGTAGAGGAATACTGATGCCTTCTCAGATGATAGAAGATTTCTATACCGTGGTCAATACAATATTGCTTTCCTGTAAAATCTCTGTTCTCATATTCCTCACTCAAAAATCTTATATCAATTGTCTGTGTCTGAATTAGATTGAGGAGGTCTGCTTCAGTTTCATACACAAGGATTTCATCAACATACTTACATCCCTGCAGTTGAACATAACGCTCATAGACCGTCTGGACTGGTTTGTTCTTTGCACCAGGACGGTCAATGGTTGGATCAACTTGAAGTGCTACTTTCAGATAATCACACATTTCCTTTTCCATTTTGAGCATTGTAATGTGCCCAGCGTGGAAAAGGTCAAATGAACTGCAGTTAAATCCTATCTTCATGCTGATTATTTTTCGAATATTTATTATTCATTTAAAGGGTCATTTTGACTCCACCACCTAGTTTGACTGAACTAGGAAAAGTTGGGTTAACTTTGATATCTCGGAAATACCAAAGAATGCACACAAAAATAGTACGTCCCAAAGTTTAAGTTTGATAGCAAATGGTACGGTAAGAATACCTCCAATACATTTGATTAACAAACCATATTTAAATTCTCCCCATAACATAGTTTGATAACCAAGTATGAGGAGCATATTTCCAATCCACCTAAGCAAATCAGATTTAGACATAAGGGGTTGCTCCCGACCAGTGCTGTTAGAGACCATCCGTGTCTTCTTCATCACCTCTTATATAACAAGGAACTCTATCTGGATCAAGCCATTTAGTATATTCAAAATCTTCTATTGCGGTTAGAAGTTGCATTTGATTATCTAAGAGATACATGTCTCGATATCTTTTAGTCCAACTATCTGCTTTTTGAATACGATAATCTAGAAATCCATTATCAAGAGTTCCACATTCTACATAACGATATGGAAATCTTTCCAGAATGATTTTCATACTACTTCAACAGATTCAAGATCTTGGGCAACATATTCCATCAGAATTTCATAGTCATCAAGAGGGTCGCCTGAGAACACAACTCCTTCGTTTTCATAATAACGACGAACCTTTTTGAAAAGTTTCGGATTCTTTACGTCAAGGTAGAAGTCACCGTTTGCTGCACTACGAAGAGTTTGAACGTCTTTCTTAAATTTTGCTGTGAGAGTCATTGTTTTGAATGTTGACCTGACTATTATAAGGGTTTGACTTGGAGAAGTCAAGATGGACAGATTTGTTTCTGTCCTATGCTGGTTGTGGGGATCGAACCCACCTTAGGCGAATTATGAGTTCGCTGCTTTCGACCAGAGAGCTAAACCAGCATTTGGTAGGACTGCTGAGACTTGAACTCAGTTCACACCGTTATAAGCAGTGGGCCTTAACCCATAGGCGACAGTCCCTCGAAACCGGATCTATTGTAGAGGACCTGGAACTCTATGTCAACAACCTTCTTCATGGTCAGTGTGTATTCGTATCACATCATCATCCACATTAGACTCTTCAAACACATGCACTACTTCATTATAAGGAACTATAACTGCGTTCCTTTCTCCATCTGTTATGATAAATGATTCACCATTTTCAACTCTTTCTATCAAAGTATCAAAATTTGTTTGAAACTCTTCAACTGTAAATCTTTGAAGTTCGTCAATTTCTTGATTCATTTTTTCATAAATTATTTTATGAGTCGGGCATAAAGGATTTGAACCTTTGACCTTTCCGCCCCAAACGGAACGCGCTACCAAACTGCGCTAATGCCCGATTACTTGTTAAGTATACTACTTCTTAATCCACCTGTCAAGGGGTTCCCAATGTTTCCATCCGTATTTATGAATTGCCCAGATACCCATAATGGGAGGAACGATTAGAAGATATCCAATCAAACCAAGAGTATAAGGATTCTCCAATACCCACCGCGCAAAATGTCCCATTAGTATCCTCTCCAAGTTTTAAATTCGTGATAAAAGTATTGGTCTACTTCGTCAAGACCACTCAAAGGTGCGTTCTCCTCTTTGTATGCCCATTCTACACAAAAATCAACGATACGATAGTCACTCATTGATTTGTGTCCCCACATTCTTACAAAAGCAGAAGTGGCAAAATGATACCGCTGCCTAGTGTGCGGTTCCATTTCCTTTATAATGTTTGGAGTCATAATACCCTCCTCTTGTTCCAAAATAGAGTGTTGCTAAAACGAAAGGGATTGAAACAAATAAAAGTGCTTTTGCTAATAACATATTTTTATTGTGGGTATGCGTGAGTGAGACCCCACCAAATCCACAGTCCCATGACTGCACCATAAATTAATGTTGAAAATAAAAGTGTTTTAAACATCTTCTTCGTCCTCGTAAGTAGATGGTTCTTCAAATAGTTCGTCTAACTTTTGTTGCAGAACTCGTTCTTGTAATTCTTTTAAGTTTTCTTCTGTAAGAGATATCATTTGTCCTTGAGTAACTCTTCTATTCTTTGACGCATATTTGTACTTTCCTGTTTCATATAGTCTCTGAGTGAATATCCTCTTCGACCTTTCATGATACAAGTACCTTGATAAAACATCGTGGCAGCAAATACTAACAGGAAAACGATACCAATTATTTCAGGGTAATGTTGAGCCATGGTAGTACTGGTGGAATAACTCCTACAAGTCTTAAAAGTCCCTCAGCAAATAAAGCAAGAACCACCCAACCAACGCACATACTAATGATAGAAGCATTACGGTTGTGTCGTCGTATTGCTGCATCGATCATCTCCTGTACTTCTGTACGAGTTACATAGTCATCATCAAAGGGTTCCATCATTTTTCATCTCCAAGAAACTTTGCAAGGGGGTCTCTTCGGGTTTTGACTATTTCAACTGCTCTTTTGTAGAACATATTGTCTGTATTATCAGACTGCTCGAAAGTCTCCTTGATCTTCACCCAATTATCGTAGGTGTGCTGATCCATAGGTTAAAGGTTGAATACTACTAATTATGTTAGTGAGTGCTTTTGCTTTGTCAAGTTTGTGTTGATTTCAAGAAAGTGTTTAAGACAATCTTAAATTTGTAGTATTTCTTAAAGCGGAAAGAACAGGAATCGAACCTGCGAGGGCGTTAACCCCAGCCGCTTTCAAGGCGGTGTCCTCGACCAACCGGACTCTTTCCAAAATAAGTCCTCAACGGACTTCAAAATCCAAACGCTTTACTTTGCGTTGGCGTCTTGCCTCTTGCCAGGCAATATCTTGAGAAGAAAGAACGTTTGTTTTTTGTTCTTTCTGAATAGAGTTTAGCATTACAACTCGTGTTAAGTCAAGTGCTGAAATCCTATCACCACGAATCGTTGCCATATTTGAACAACCACAAGTTACAGTTTTGGTTGGGTGTCCTGTTATTTCTTTATTGCAATCTTTGCATCTTATTGAAATCATTGCTATTCATCCTAATCACTGTAAATGCGATCTTAACATCCAAACAAACTTACCATGAGATTCCATTAGATCTTGAACTAAGTTTGCAGTTGCATATTGTTTTTGCTCTTCTGCTTCCTCTGAAATTTCTTGCATCAATTCACAAAACTTTTCATTATTTTCAAGAAGTTCTTGAAGCATTTCTTTCGCTCCAGTTGAACTTGCTGCTTCTTTGATTTTAGTTACTTCAAGCATTCTCGAAAGAGAACTCAAAGGTTTTACATTCAAATAACGCATATGCTCTGAGAGACGGTCAATCTCTTCAAACATAGTCTCATACTGACCACCGAACAATTGGTGCAGTTGAGTAAAGTCTTCACCTACGACATTCCAATGAAATGCCCAAGTTTTATGAAATAAAACAAAAAGCGATGACTGTGCATCACTTAGTAGTTTATAAAGTTTTTCCATTATACTCTTTTTATTTTTATTTATCAAGTGGGCGATGACGGATTCGAACCGCCGACCTACTCCGTGTAAAGGAGGCACTCTACCGCTGAGTTAATCGCCCGAAACAGGGGAGGCCATCCCCCTGACCTAGAAATATTCTAGGTTTTAG